GCCTCGCGCGCCTCCAGCCACGTTTTCGCAAGCCCGGTCATGCCGACCTCGCAGTCGAGCAGATCGAATTGCCGGTGGTACTCGGCTTCCGCCTGGCGCGGCGTGCAGCCGGCCTTGGCGAACACCGCGAGCGCGGCCTCTTCTGCGCGATAGCGGTCGTCGGTGGTGTCGGCGGCGCTGCCGTGGATCTGGATCGAGATCATTTGCTGGTCCTCCGTTGTGGCCGGGTCGGCCGGTTGTGATGGGGGAAATATAAACCTGCCGTGTAGGTACGCAACACAATCCGCCATGCAATCCCCGCATGGCGCTATGCGTTTCGCGCTTGACGACCTAAACGGCGCGTGTATCCTCGCCCCATGACCATTCGCGATCTGATCTTCGCCCTCGGCGGTACTGCTGCCCTTGCCCGCGCGCTTGATCTGTCGCCACAGGCCATCTCAAACTGGTCTCGTCGTGGCGCGATCCCCGCGCGGCGGCATTACCAGGTCGCGCGCCTCGCAAGGGCGCTTGGCCTCCACATCGATCCCGAGGCGCTACGATGAGCCTGTCGAGAGATATCGCAGACGCCGTCCGCCGCGCCGGTCAGATGACGGTGTCGGAGATCCTCGCGGCGTTCCGGCATGAGGACGAACAGCGCCTAGCCTACGCGGTGTCGAACGCCGCGTATAACGGTTGGATAATCGGCCCGAAATCGCGCGCCCTGATCCCGACCGTCGTCTATCGCGCCTCAACCGAGACCTCGCTTCGCGGTCCGGCTTGTGCCGAAGAGGTGGCGATCAGCTGGGCCACGATGGACGATCGCTGGCGCTCTCAAGCGGGCGAGATCGAGTACGAAGATCACCCGCGCAGCCTCGCCGCCCCTCGCATCCTCTGGCGCGGCTCGCCGCCTCCTGCGCGCTCGTCGTGCGGGTCGAGTGCGGCGCTGATGGTGGCGTCGTCACCGGGCATCTACTCTGCGACACCGACGCGGTTTGTCCGTCAGGTGGACGACGCCGAGGTCAAGCGTCGGACCCTGCGTGGCGAGAGCCAGCACAAGATCGCCGCCGCTCTCGGGGTCAGCCGCGCCCAGGTCTGCTCGGCGCGCCGCCGGATCAAACAGGCGCATGGGACCAGCTTTAGCCACCACACCGGCAGCAAGACCTCGAAATATGAGTGACGACGAGCGCGACGAGCCGGGGCGAAAGTGGTTCGGTCGAGAGCGCATCGAGCCGCCGTCGCTCCAGTCATCGCTCGATCTCGACGCCGTCGCCGTTTCTTCGTTTCGTCGCGTCGCCCTCGGATGGGGCGGGTATCAGGTGCAGCCACTGAGGAGAGCCGAATGAAGCCGATCAGCATCCTGCGCGAAGCCGAAGAGATCATCTCTGCGGATCGCGAGCGCACGCATGGCAAGGCCGAGGAGAACCTCGCCAACATCGCGACCATGTGGGATGCATGGTGTCGCGTTTCACGCGACGCGCAGATGACGCCGCACGACGTGGCGATCATGATGGCGCTGCTGAAGATCGCCAGAACGCAGACCGGCGTCTACAATCGCGACGACTATGTCGATGCGGCGGGCTACATCGCGCTCGCGCATCGTCTTGCGGCGGCGGGCAACGAGGAATGATGCGATCCGTCCGCCTGATCCTCCACGGCGAGCCGGCGTCGAAGGCGAACAGCCGGCGCTTGGTCACGATCCGTGGACAGGCGCGGCTCATCAAGTCGCAGAAAGCGCTCGACTACGTCGCGGCGGTCAGGCGCACATATCCGCCGCTGGTGCCGCTGCTTGAGGGCGATCTTCGGATGACCGCCGACGTCTACTACGCCTCACGGCGTCCCGATCTTGACGTTTCGCTCATACTGGACGCCCTCCAGGATATCGTCTACCGTAACGACAGGCAGGTGAAAGAGATGCACCTGTATCACCACCTCGATCGCGCAAATCCGCGCGCCGAGATCACGCTTGAGGAGATGCACAATGACCACGAATGACGATCTGTCACGCTTTGCCGACCGCATCGAAAGGGCGATCCAAGGCATCGAGGACGCGCGCGATGACCTTTCGGCGCTTAAGGCGGAGGTGACGAGCGCTGGCTATGATGGCGGCGCTCTGGTCAAGGTCGTGGAGATGCGGCACTCCGAGAAACGCCGACAGAAGGAAGAAGCACGCCTTGCGCTGGTCCGCTTGTACGCGGACCGCCTCGGCGTGCAGCTGAAGCTCGATATCTGAGACGACCGAGGCTCCTCCCTGCGCGCGGCCGGCGGGCTGCGCCTCCCAAGCAGTCCAGCGTGCTTTGGCGCGTCAACGCCTCCCTCGGTCACCATGCAAGGGCGATGGCTGCTCCCGCCACTTAAAACGGAATGTCGTCTTCGTGCTGCGAGCACGCTCCTGGATGTTCAGCAAAATCAGCAGGAGGTGCGGCCTCGTAGAATCGGCAGATGCCATCGAGGCTATACTTCGCGCATGTCCAGCAGATCTTAGGCTGCGGCTCCTCGACGCGCTTGCGCCATGCTTTCAGAACTTCCGGCTCAGGCAGTCGCTTCGTCACGTTCCCATCTCCTTTTGATCACGCGAAAGAACTTGCCGTCCTGTCGATACTCGATCTCGCGCGGCGGCGTTGCATTCGACAGCATGGATGCCGTCTGCTCGAAATCGAACGGCACCTCCTCGTTCCAATCGACGCCAGCGCTCGCAGCCATCTTCATGAGCTGCTTTCGACTTTTCTGGCCCGCATATCCGTCGTGCATGATTGGCAAATACTCAACCACCACGGGCGCAGCGTAATCGGCCGGGTAATAGGAGACTGCCAGCATCTCTTTTCCACTAGTCCGGCTTACATGCTTGCGCCACGACCAATTCTTGACGGCCATCGTCTTGCCGTCCTGCCCCATGATGTCGTCGTCACGCAGCTCTAGCTTGACCGGCTGCATCTGCCATTCGTGCCCGCAGACCGGGCACTTTCGCACGGACAACGCCACCACCTCGTCGCAGTTCGGACAGGTCTTGGTCGGTGCCTTCTTCTCCTCCGGTCCTTTTCCAGGCTTGCGCGGCGGCTGAACCGCGATGATCGGACCGTGTGTCGCCACGCATCCGGCGAAGTCGAGGACAAGGCAGTCCTTGGCCTCGCTCTTCAGCCGCATTCCGCGACCGACCATCTGGACGTAGAGGCCGGGTGAGCATGTAGGCCGCAGCAGGGCAATTAGGTCGATGTCTGGATAGTCGAAGCCGGTGGTCAGGACGTTGGCGTTGGTCAGCGCGCGAACCCGGCCAGCGCGGAAGTCAGAGATGATCCGATCGCGCTCGGCTGGCGGCGTATCGCCAAGCACGCATTCAGCCGTGATACCTCGCTTCCGCAATTCGTCGCGCACGCGCTCGGCATGACGGACGCCAGTGCAGAAGAACAGCCACGCCTTACGTCCTTCGGATCGCGCGATGACCTCGTCAACAGTCGAGGTGTTCAGCGCGTCGGTATCGGCTGCGGCCTGTAGCTCAGCCTCGATGTATTCGCCGCCTCGCTTGTGAACGCCACCGACATCGATCTTCGCCGCCGTCGCCTTTGATCGCAGCGGCGAAAGGAAGCCCTTGTAGATCAGTTCCTCGACACTGACGGGCTCGATCAGATCCCAGAACAGCGCGGGCGCGTCGGTGATCATGCCGTGCCCGAGGCGATACGGCGTCGCCGTGAGACCGATCACGCGCAAGGCCGGATTGACCTTCGCCAGATGATCGATCAGCACGCGATAGCTGCCCTGTTCCTTGTGGTTGACGAGGTGGCATTCATCGATGATGACCAGATCGACATGGCCTATCCTATCGATTTGGCTGATGATCGATTGAATGCCGGCGAACGTGATCGGCTCGTCAAGCTGGCGGCGACGTAGGCTGGCCGAGTAGATCCCGAGCGGCGCGCCAGGCCAGTGCTGGCGCATCTTCTCGGCGTTCTGCTGGATCAACTCCTTCACATGCGTGAGCATGAGGATGCGCGTCTCGGGCCAGTTCTGAACCGCGTCCTTGCATAGCGCGGCGACGATGTGGCTCTTGCCCGAGCCTGTCGGCAAGACGAGGCACGGGTGACCGGCGTTCTTTTCGAGCCATGCATACAGCATGTCGATGGCGCGGCGCTGGTATTCACGCAGCATCGGTCTCTCCGAGGATCTCGCGGCTTGAATACACGTTCGCATCGGCCTCGCCGTTGGCGACCATCGCGCCGTCGATCTCCCATAGCGCCACCCATTCGATGCCGCTGTCGTGGAGCTGCCACGGCACCAGATCAGGGTGGAACACATGCGAG